CACACCACGAAGAGCAGGTACTACCTGCTCCGGACTCTCATGTTTATGAGAACGGGGGAATTCCACCCCCGCCAGTAACTTGAGTTGTGCTCAAGCGGATCGGGCGTGTCCCAATTGGGACATACCACCCGCGTCAACCGGAAGTCAACATCCTTGCGGACAGTGACATAACCGGCGTTCACATTGCCGTGCAGAAAAGCCAAGAGCGCCCCACTGGGGTTATCGAAGCGTTTCGGCGAACAAGGCACACCATCGTCATTGAAGCGCCACCGAGAAGGCCGCGGAACCCACGCTGAGAAGCGATAGGATCCGTTACGGTCGAGGTGGACGCCTTGCTTGACGAACTCTAACGGTGTACGTATACCTGAGTAGATTGGGAAGTGCATGGGCACGGGCCGATAAGGCACATGCTTGAGCAACAACTTACTCAGCGCAGGTAACGCGACCCCGGTCTTGGAAGACCAGAGGTTCACCTTGTTAATAGCAATGTAGATATCCTGTGGAGTACGTAAGCGCGTAAAATACGCACTGCGTACGTCGCGACCACGGAAGTAGTCGCCACCACAGGATTCCCTAAACAGACCTGTAGAGAAGGACTTGTCGGGATTAGGCAAGAAGCCTAATCGCTTAAGGGCTCGCATCACGTCCGGGTAGAGCTGCGTGGGGACGACAATATCGTCACCGTTAACAGCCCACCCATAAGTGAAGTTCCCGTCGTCATCAACCTCGGTCCAAGACCGAGCGACTTTTGACAACGGAAACCGCGCGAGCTCCGCACAAGTGACGACCACGGAGGCAAAGATGCAGGTTTGCAAGGGGAAGGTGTAACCATTCCCCATAGTGCTCCACATCTGGAGTGCCACGTGGGTGCCATCGGGTAGTTGAGCTTCAGGCGAACGACACCACCTCATGTAATTGAGGAGTTGTGTGCCTTGGAACAGCCACTCGACCAATGATACTGAGATAGTATCAGAGGCACTGGAGAGATCAATAGTAGCGTAGCTACCATCTGTGCTCCCAGTGCGTGCAAGATCCCTATTACACTGTTGCTGACGTTTTAGGTCGATTCCGAAGAATGACTTCAGACGTCGGGTAAGGATTTCACCTATACCCTTTTGGGCCACCATGTTTAATGTTGGCTCAGTAGCAATAGTGCGGGATACATCGTCTCGTTTAGGAACGAAAGAGATGCGGTTGCCCTTTACGATTCTAGCCTCCCCATATCTCTCCGCTCTACGGCTTTCGGCCAGAGCGAAGGCGGGGTTAGAACTAAAATACGCCTTGTACATTGTATACAAGGAGGCATCGGTGGAGCTTATTGGCCCCCCGAAAAGCTTCGTATAGAAGTCATTTCCGGACGCACCTATACTGCTGCCTGGACCGACGTCACCGACGCTGAATATTTCAGCAACGTGGTTGATCAGTTCAAAGCCGTGGCGATTGACGAAGTTATAGATGTTACGCCGAAGCGTTCCATCGAAGACCTCGTCCCCAGTCCACTCTGCGAAGCGTATATGCTCGCGACAATGATCATTGCAAGCCAGGAATTTCTTCAAGGCGAGCTGATCAGCATCTGGAGCCACTTCTGTAACCAACTTTTTAAGGAGATTACTATAGAGTAGGCTTTTGGCCACAACAGTACAAGAGCTATCAGCACTAAGGTGTTCGAAACCCGAATACTGACTGCCGATGTCTTGTTCAAGAGCGAGGTGAATTTCGACAGGATTAATGTCCATGTCGTTTCTCCTACTTTCATGGTAAGGGAAGCGCTAGGATTGCTCCTAGCAGCCTACGCGAAATTGCCGTTCATCACCCCTTCGGTGATGCTACCGGCTCTGTCCGCGATAGACCCCATACCAAGACCGCACATCGCCCTGACGTTGGGCGCATCCACTGAGTCAGCACCGGCAGGAACGCCGATCTCCCAGCGGAAGTAACCGACGCGCACTTGCGTACCCACCACGTACAGGCCCTTGCGGACCAGACCGGTGAACACGTTCAGCGGGACGGTCCCGACGACGTTGCCGTTGGCATCGACGACGGGCGCGACTGCATACTTGGCCGGATTCTTCAGAGTCAAGGTGAACGGGTCGGAAGGCCGATGGATACGGACACCCGTTTGGGTGCCGCCCAGCGCCGAGACCATCACCTGAGACGACCGGAGATCCGGAGCCTTGTCAGAAGTCAGCGTGGCAGTTGGGGAAGTGAACCCCACAAAACCGGCCGGATAGGCCAGGGGAGACGTGAAAGTAATGGACATGTAGTCCTCCTACTTGAACGTTTTGGTTAAGTTTTGAAGATTAATGCACGAGCCTCATTTGCGAGTGCAGCGATGTTCAGCCACTTTAAGCTCCCGGTACCTGGCACCTCGAAGGTGAAGGAGGGAACTAAAGTGTCAGGAACGTCTCGCTGCACCCACTCGGAAGACGCGTACGCCCTCTCAGGCGTAACAGGATCAAAGGTGTGTCCGGTTCGGTGATAGCCATGGTTTACAGAGGTTTTCGAGCTATGAAGCTTGAAGGTCCTGCAATACCACGACAAATTACCTTTCCAGAAGCACCAAGCCTGTAATATTTCACCAATGTTAGTGAAATAGTCAACGAGGAAGGAATATGGAATGAGCTCGTACACAGTGGGTACGAAATCTCGTACGGGATCAAACCCGTACGTGCTAAGGTACTCCAATCCGTCCAAATAAGGAGGAGTGGCATACACAGAGCCCATATACCTAACGCTGGTCTCAAACTTGTTCTCAAAGGAGAAGTCGCCGTCTACGACGCCGGCCCCGTTGAGAGTAGCAGTTGAGTACGTTGAAGACTGCTTCCTTGCGGAAGCACGGACACGAACTTTTGGGTTCGGGTCATAGTCAGTCAACGCGTCGATTGCAGATTGGATGTCGCCCAGGAGGGGCTGAACACCAAACTGGAATTCTAACCAGCTGCCCGACAACCACTTTTGCTTGTCCTTCCGCTTCTTGAACTTGGCGTGCTTCACTTTCGAAGCTACCGCGTGTTCCCAGATAGCGTTACGGAGAGCTTTTGCTGGGTGCCGGATCATCTCGAGGGTTTCTGCGAGTTCACCGATAAAGGTGGACCCTTGGAAACTACGTTGAGCTTCGACACATTTAGTGACGAATTTCCCAACGGCCTGAGAATTTACAACCTCAAAGTCGTCCCAGTTGTAAGGCTGGGGATCGACTACAGAAGCCGTGAGGATATTTCCCCACGTTTCGTACCATTGGCTTTTATCGCCGTTGTAGTACGATCTTGCATGGCCCGGTTTTACGACGACCAACTTGCGAAACCCGCTAAGGTTGGTGGTTGCGTTCTTACCATCTCTGATCATGCGCCTCCAGCCGCGATTACGGTCTACCTCAGCTGTTCTGGTATCACTCCAGATCAAGCTGCGGGTAAACTTACTCTCGGTCGGGGACCCATACCATTGATGGCGCAGCTCCCAATCCGCGCGTTTCGGCGTGGTCTTCGTTATTACAGGCATAACAGCTCCTATATTAGGGGTTGAGAGGCAAAGCCTCAAAGAGAGAGATGTGAACATCATCAACGCTTTTGCACGGTCGTCACGACCCTTTTGGGGTCGCGCAAAGGGCATACGCACGATGAAGAGAGGTTCACA